CCGAATTAATTTTATACATTGCGAATGATTAAACTGCCCTGTAAATGGAATGACAACCGCGTCGTTTTCGCTATCTGCAACTCCGATACAGGTAATTGTATTTCGATATGTTTCGATATCGAATGCTGCTGCAATTGAACTTTCCATACGCTCTAGTTCATTTTGCATTTGCTTCACTATCGCATCTTTGTCGTCGCCCAATACTTTTTTAAGAGTCGCATAAGATATGATATTACGACGCGCTTTGGGAGGCATTCCATTATCAGCTACATGCCGCGCCCTTTGAGCGTCGTGTCTGCACAATACTTTCCAGGCGTAGTTGCGCATTACAGAATGTGGATGGATCATAGGAACGCATGGACATCCAAACTTTGTGTGCATTACTGAACCTCGCCACTTAGTAATACCTGTTTCGCCTGTTAAATATCTAAGCGCATATTCGCCACACGCAATTATAACTTTAGGTTGAGCTTTAGTGATCAAAGCATCATTAGCTTTTTGATACTTGTTAATGTCTGATACGGTCTCAAGTTTATTTCCAGATACACGCTCCCAATATACATTAGTTATGAGACAACTCTTACGAAGAATTCCTGCGCGCGCAAGTATATCATCAAAAAGTAGCTCTCCAGACCACCCACAAAAAGGTCTGCCTTCTTTATCGTCATCGGTACCTGGAGACTCTCCAACAATTAAATACTTTGCGTCGGGCTTACCGTCAGGCTCCACTATATATGGCATCGAGTTTTTCCTTGCATTCTAATGCAATACGAGATTTAGTAATTTTAATTGCTTCTTCGTTTATGTCGTTTAATAATACACGGCGATTTAAATTTATAGCATCGACTCCGGTGGATCCAGAGCCACAACAACAATCTACGACTATTTCGTTTTCCATGCACCCACGTTCAATAAAATACCCCATTGTGCCAGGAGGTTTCTGGCTGGGATACTTAGGATTAGTGGGACGCCGAAATCCGCGTATCACGTCGCTTCCTAATGATTCAGGCCATACAGGAGAACCTTTACGAAGGTGTACTATATATTCATAAGTTTTGCCAAACGAAAGAGTAGGTTGCCTGGATGGAGTAACGTGTTCTCTATCCCATATAGCGGGGGGATACTCAAAGACAAAGCCATTCTGCTCTGCGATTTCTTCGATCCAGAATGTTTGATGCCATGCAGTAAAGATAAAGGCGTGAGTGTTGTCTTTGAGTATATTATATACACGAGGTATGAGTTCGCGCACAAATTCTTTCACTGCCGCAGGATCATCTTCCCATTGCTCTCCTAAAGATGAGTTACGTAAATCAGCGCTTTTAAACACATCCATGCCAAAAGGGATGTCAGTAAGGAATAAATCCACGCTTTTATTATTAATCCCATCAAGAAATTCAAGGGCGTTGCTACAATGTACGATGTCATCAAGTTTTCCTGAGAGTTTTTCTGATGCTCGTTTGCCAATTTCTGCTCGGATTTGTCTGATGCGATCTTGTTTGAACTTGTTGACGATTGCATTTCTTGTCCATCCTTCATCTATGATTTGTTGCGCGAGTGCGGGATTTGTTTTCTGGTGATGTTCAAGGATTGTAGCACTTTTCATTGCATCAGAAACTGTGGCTTCACTTATGCCTAATTCTTTAGCTGTATCTGCTTGGGAATGCCCACCGCCGACGTGCTGTTTAGCTTTACCTTTTTGCGCTTGGCGGAGTCGAGTGTATTCTGCTATTGCAAGATCACGTTCTGCTGGAGTAAGATCAACGCGCTTAATGTTTTCTTCTAATTCGATTGCATGACGGTGGAAATCTGATTCAGGCTGAATACGTCGACATAGTACATCGCCATTATGACGCGCGTCAGAAACTAGTTTGCGTATAGCAGTTAAACGCCGCTCGCCAGCTATGAGTACATTTGCATTGTCAACAACAATAGGTTGAATCTGGCCTGTTTCTGCAATAGATTCTATAAGTTCTGCCAAAGCGTCGTCGTGCCGTATGCTGCGTTGCCGATCGTCGGGGATGATTATATGCTCTTGATTTACTGTTTCGGTTACTGAACTCATTATTGATCCTTATAAATAAAAAGGGGGAGAGCCAGCACACGCAGAATTATGCAAGGGCTTTCCTTGTATTCAATTCTTTGGGTGTTGCGTGACCTCCCGATGACTCTCCCCCTTATGATTATTTAGCTTTGCTGCTGAAACTTAGAGATTTTGTTGTTTTCGCCTTTCTCTCCAGTGGTTTCATTAGTCCAGGAATTGACAGCGACCTCAGCAATAACAATCGAACCTATAGCTTCATCCAAATCTTCAGACACGTCATTCTGGATGTCCCCGAGATTCAACTTCAATTTGCTCGATTCGTACTCTTCGCTGTCTGGATCCATTCCGTTCAACTCTTTGAGGCGGTCTTCGAAAAGAGCCATAACGCATGAACGAAAGAAAAATGTACCCCAACCGGCCCAGTGGAAAATCGTGCGGCCATTTAGAGTAGTATCATCATTCTGGACAATCTTAAATATAAAATTGACTCCGGCAGTACCCTTGTTTTTAGATTCACGATAGTCCCACTTGTCGAGCTGTAGGTCATACGTTCCAGCAGGTACAGTATTGCTGAGATTCTTTTCCTCTGATTCCCAGCTTCCGAAGTCTAGCGTTGCTTCAGTCATGTTCAATTCTCCGTGTTAGAGTTAGGTTAAATTCGTGACCCGAAGTTATTGGTCTGTATCATCCTCACTTTCTTCAGACCGCAATCCTAAGTCAATAATCTTAGCAAAAATTGACTGTGCCACAGTGGGATCGGTATTGTGGCGGAGTTTTCTGTCAATGTCATTGTGCAAAAGAGAAACCAATAAATCTATCTCTTCTTGCGTAATAACAAGCGAAAATGCATCAGTGGAATCTCGTGATAGCTCTCCACTTTTCAAAAGATTAAATTCATCTTTACTTGACATCTTAATTTTCCTATTCGTCCTCGCATGTGCATTCGTCTACGTCTTCTTCGCATTCATCACATAGCTCAACTGGATCATCCCACCACGGTGGGTATGACAGTTTCCACGCATCGTAATTCATGGGTTAGTCCTTTATCAGCAAGTTGAAGTCTTGTGGAATTTCTGTATCTAAACCTTGTGTGCGAGTGCGTGCGATATATAATCCGTTAGGAACTGTTTCCCAGATATACTCCCGCTTCTCGCCTCGGCCTTTCACCTTGGCGTGGAGCACATTGTCGAAGTAGCCAGGAATCTTAGAAGCTAACTGTCCTGTCAGTGCAGGAGTGACTTTAGTGATTCCAGTCACATCGTTAGTGTGGTTAGCTTCGTGACAAATCACTACGATGTGTTTGTTGAGTTCGCTTAGAGCTTCAACAAATTTAATACAGAAGCGCATCGCCATGCCATAGTCTGGCTGTGTAGGTGCGCTGTCTAACGCTTTGTTGTTCTTGTGCATTACGTAATCCATTATATTTTGATACAATTCTGTGAATGAATCAACTATAACAGTTTTTATTGCATCGTCATTATGGATTTCGTTAAGCCTGTCTTTGACTTGTTCGTATGCTGCAGGAGCTTCTTTTCTGCCTGCCTTTGCAAATCGGTCTGGAATAAAGCCGAGGAGTTCTCCTTTATCGAAGCCTCCTAATACAGATGTAGCCCCTCGATCTAAGTCTATGAGTAATGCAGGGAGAGCAGATTTAGGCAACGATCTAAGGCTGAAGGTCTTTCCCATACCTGGCTCACCGTAAAGTAAACTCTTTACTGGGCCAGGACTTGCAGTATCTGCACCGTCAAATTCTATAGGCATTTATTTGGCTCCCATTCCACATGCTTTATAAAACATGTCCGAGTTAAAGTTTGCGTTATTATTGTTTAGCGCCTCCGCCACAGTTGTTACTATTTCTTCCCACAATTCATGCTGGTCATTACTGTCTGTAATCCAGTCAGTTATTTCTGTGGAAGGCTTTGATTCGCGGAATGCTTCTGCTATGATCTTGTAATGTTTGCGTGTCATTATCTATCACTCGTATCCCAAAATTCGGTAGTGTAAAGTGAGGATTGCATGCCACGGCGCAAGGATTTCTTGGCGTCGCATAATTCAAAATACGGACACAGCCTATTCCAGTTAGTGCATGACTCCTTTCCGAACTGTGGCCAGGTGTTTGTGTGTTTGCACATCAACATCATCTGAATGGTTTGAAGTATACCTTCGCGCCATTCTTCTAAATCGTCTTCATTACAATTAATTTCACTGCGAAAGAAATCATTGTTTTTAGGCTTGATAAGTAATACGTCGACAATGATCTGTGTGCAGGAAGCAAATGCAGGATTAATTTGTCTTGCCGCCCAGACATACCCTTTGAATTGTTGAGATTGAGCATATGCAGGAATGAGATAAGTGCTTTCCCAACTAGAAGTTTTGTGATCCATTAAAAACACTTGGTCATTGCGCATTAGGACTTTGTCGATAAGTCCGCCATAATAAACTTCGTATTCTGCATTATCAGGGCCACGTACTTTCCCTATGTTGACTTCAAACTTAACTTCTGATACACTCAAATCGTAACGATCATTCTCTCGGTACCACCGTTCCCAATAATCTTCGATAATACTAATGCCACGGCCTGGCGTACGTTTAACATCCTCAGGAACTGGCTGATAGGCTTCGAGGAAGCGAACACAAGCTAATTCTAAATCTTGCTCGTTGAAAAGTGTATCCATCGCTCGATGAATTGCAATCCCAAATAATAGCTCAGGAGCTAAAGATTTAGAAGATGATTCTGGAATTAAGCCAGAATCAATGCGATTAAAGTATTTCCTGGGGCATTCCCGAAAAAGACTTAATGAATAGTTATCGAGCTTGATGATTTTATTTTTGGTATCTATGCCTGTTTGCATTATTTTACTTTCTTATTTATAAGATAAGCAAGCGTCATAATTATTGCGACAATTATGGCAAAGTGTAACCCATTAAAGATTGAGTAATGCATTCATCTTATCCTGAAATTCTTTGGTAGTAGGAATTACAGCTTTGGCTGCTTTCTTGCGTCTGGTTGCTTGAGCTTGTTTACGGTCACTGACAATAAGCCGTTCGTTTTCTGCGTCACTCAAAGCTTGCTCGAGCTCTTCATCAGTCATAGACTCAATCGGAATTATGAGAGATGCGTCAACATCAACTATTTCTGCATCAGTTACTTTAACTGTCCCTCCGCCAGGACTGGAACCTGTTGGACGAAGTTTATAGTATAACTCTTCATCTAACTCCCAATCGCCTATTACTTCACGGATTTCTTTGTTGAAATTAACAAAAACACGATTTTCTAAATACTTCGGATCTACTTCTGTATCCATTATATTACTCCATTGAGATGCCATCGCGTTGGCAATCCCTTGATAGGTTCGACTACGTTCTTTGGCTCTGTCAGTATTTGGACCCATTGAAAGTATTTTTTCTTCTCTTCCTTCTACAATATTAGTCGGTACTAATTCAGGCAAATTTTTAAGCCATAGACAAGTAGCTTTGACTTCTCCATGACCAAACATCCAAGGCTGAATAATTTGGTCGGGCTTTCTCCATTTAGAAGACATAATACTAACTGGGTTCTCTATGCAGATATGTTTTATTGGAGCATTCGCAAAAGACATAAAAAATTTTACGGCATAAGCCTGGTCACTGTCACGGTTGCCTGAAAATGAATCCTTTTCGTCAAACCACCGAGCACCAGATACTGCTAAATGCGTGCAAGGAGGAAACGCAATTAATAAATCATAAGAAGCAGTAACTTGATCTATTGCATTACTGATGATATGATATTCAGATGGGATTTCAGAGTCAATTAAATCAACACTATACGCATCATGCCCGAGATTTCTAAATGCTTCTCGAACTAATCCACTGGATTCACATGCAACTAATATTTTCATTTCTATGCCTTATTAAAAAGTGTAGAGGGTAGCAAACGCGGGGGAATGCTACCCTCTACTGCACTAACGCGCGGGAGCCAGGACGCGGTCAGTGCGGGTTAACTTAACTTTTGGGTTAAGGTTACGTTTTTTAACTCCCTTTACTTTATATATATGGCTCTCTTTAGTATTGTGCGTCGTTTCGCAAGTATAGTCTTTCCAATGAGACATTATAACTATATCTTGCTCTCGTAGTGGTGGAAAGAATGTTGATTCAATGTATAGCATAAAAGGATAATCCATGATAAATTCGGTAACCGAATTAATGGGCAGGCTCTTCGGATAGCTCTGTGTCGAGCGAATCGCTGATAGCAAAAACTTCGTCCCATTCAGAATCTGTTATTCCCGTTTGAATGAACTCACGCTCACTTGCCGAAAGCCCTGGGAATAAATCTTGAATAAGTCCTTCACGTTGAATCCATGTTTGAAATCTTACAGCAAAGTCTATGAAATTCAAATCCTCGAATATACGACAGTGCATTTCGCCACTGTGCATGGAACGCCGTGAAAATGCTACTCCATCTTTATGGCGGGCTATAGAGAACTCTCCTATACTCCTCATTCGGCACTCCAATCTTTATTGTCTGGATCTTCGCTGTATAAATCAAGATCATACTTATCACAAAATGCTTCGATTTCATGGAGCATAGCACTGATGGTTCCTGCAGTTTTGCTCGAAATCTCCCGTACAGCTGTGCCCACTGGTGTTGGGTGGTCTTCGTCGCGAGTAATCGAAAAGCGCTGCCCATCAGCAAGCTCTCCACTAATATAAATCTTCATTACTTTCACTGTGCATTCTCCCAGGTTTTAAGGCATGTATTGAAATGCGCGTCGTGTGCTTTCTTTTGATTTAAAATTTGAGTCAGAATGCCATTGATTAAAGCATTCTCATATAGCGAATTGTCGAGATAGTCTCCACAGTTAGTCATCTCTTTGAGAGTATCCCAATCAACATCGTCCAGCGAAATTGTAACTTCGTGCGTGGGAATGAAATGTGTAGGGATATTCATTATGCCCCCTCAGAAAAAGTAAGTCTTGTCATACGATTGTAACGCAACTCTACTTTCTCTCCTGGCTGCAGATCATCTTTGCTGATGTATGTGCCGCCACCAGTATGAAGCTGTGATTCATTAATGAAATCCTTACCTTCGTTCCATGCCTGGATTACGTCTTTCTTACTTTTGTAATCTCGGCCATATGCAGGAGATACGACAATATTCATAGGTTTGGCTCCTATAAGTTTAGTAACGCGTTAATTTTGTCTTGTGTTGCTGGTGTAATCTCGACAGATTTAATGTCTTGGCCTCCTTTCTTCTGTCGCTTAGGTTTACGGTGGGCTTCGTGTTTTGGACTTGTGATGTAGAAATCTTTATCCTTAAGTCCAAGATCAAAAAGCATTGGTTCAGTAATGCACAATATCTTGGTGTCACGAAATTCCCCTGCTTGTTCACAGCGGTAACGCCATCCTTCAGAAGCAGGAATTGCATCGAGAACTCTTATATTTTTCTTTACTCCAAATTCATTCATACGTTGGAGTATTTGGCCAACTTTAAAGTATGGCGTAGTTCTCGATACTAATTCTTGCTTGATGCTTTTAGATTCTTCCTTCAAAGCATCAATTTCAGTAGCAATATCTAAAAGTCTCTGTTGAAGAGTACTTTTGAGCGTGTCTTGCAGTATCATGGGTTGGCTCCCGTATGAGGTATAGATACAATCTAACACTAATACCTTGCAAAAATCGTGCCAAGTCATAAGTTGTTGTTTTTATTGGACTTATGCACTTTACATAACACAAAAAAACCTCAGATTTCTGAGACAATTATACCTAAGTCATTGTTTTTATTAGACTTACGCAAGTCTCAAAAATCTGAGGAAGGTCTATAATTATCTTAAGTCCTTGTTTTTATTGAACTTACATAACTATTAAACTTATGGTTTAACAGTTTACCCCAATTTAAGTCATTGTTTTTATTGGGTTTATGAAACTTTGAAACAATTAAACAATTAAACAGTGCCCTAATTCAAGAGCAAAAGACGAAGAGAAAACTAACTATTCTTTTATATAATATACATATATTTTTATATATATTTATATATACTCTTGTGTGAAGATCGAGCCCCTTGTTTAATTGTTTCAAAGTTTCAAAGTTTGCTAAGTCCTTTATTTACATAGACTTAACTAAGTTTAAACTATTAAACCTTTGTTTAAAAGTAGAAAAATTCATTTTAGGCAAACTCAAAATTCAAACTTACCGTATACGGATGATATATAAATGGATGATCCTGGCATACACACAAAAAACCCCTGACCGAAGCCAGGGATTTTATTGTCTACAATTTTATATATATGTCTTGTTCTCTCAAGACACTCTTAAGTTTAGATTTTACTTTTAATCCATACCTAAGATACTCACATTGTTGTGGCGTGGCATCGGCTACTTTTACGTCTCTATGTGCGTTACGCCAATTATTGAAAGTTTGCAATTGACGCCACAGTTCGTATTCTGTAAGTGTATCAATGTGTGCATAGTCTTGTGATGTTTTAATTTCTGTGGTCATGTGAAAAACCTTGCAAAGTAAAATAAATGTGAAAGATAGGACAATTTGCCCTATCCTTCACACTTATAAGAGTATCCTATAAGGCAGCCATTGCAGCTTGTGCGGCTGCTGTTTCTTCCTTCCAGCGCGCAAAATAATCTGGGTAGTCAGATTTTAGACGGTTAATCTCTGCATCTGACGCTGCATCTTCGGCAGCAGCAATTGCAGAAATTAGGTCTTTCTTGAAAGTTTCAAATCTGTACGAGGGTACGCCAGACGGCCAACGTCCATCGTGTTCCAGACTGTGCGCGTGGTTTAAACCTATGCAAATTCTATAGGCCAATGAAGGGAAAGAGATATGATCTGGAGCGTCTAGAGTATTATCCCAATGACTACGAAATGCATCATCTAGAGCTTCAATCAATTCAGTCACATTCACGTTGTTCTCATTGTCACGTGAAATTCTGGCGATAGGATACTCAATAACTCTACCGCTAGGGGTGGTAATTTCTTCACCCCCCTTAGTCGATACGTGTTGACGTACGGTAAAATCGTTGTGCTCAACTACTATTGCAAGGTCTTCGAATTTACTGCGTGCCATAACAAAAACCACTTTCGTTATTGAGTAGGCAGTTGATAAATCTATTGTGGCGTATAAAGTACCTAAACGGATTGTTTAAGTAGACCTTATATTTATCGCTGTTGTATAGGTATTCAGTCCTGTTAAGACTCCATCGCATCCCATACTTATCACTTATTTAATTTTTAAGGTCGCTACCCTGTATTGTGCTTAGCTTGTTTAGTCCTTGTTTTAGAGTTTCTTTCTCCTACCCCTTACCAAGCTAATACAGTGCCAGGCATACACAATATTGATATTTATTTATACTTTTCTCTTAAGTCTTTTATTTACATACACTTATGCACCTTTATATACATACTTTTTTTATTAGTGTATATATGTGCACTACTCTATGTATGCCATACCTCAGATTTCTGAGGGTAAAAAACACCTAAGTATATGATTATATTAGACTTACAGTATTCTGCGGTATTGTCAGATTTCTGAGGGGTACGCTGCGGCAAGAATAGTGCACTTTTGTTCAGGTTGACGGATGGTCCGCTATACTTTATTATATAGGGGTAAACTTTAGTTAATTATGCGCTACGTTTGTATACCTGACAGAATCTTTGTTTGATAGTGCATGCAGTTGTTTGGTATACTGAACATATGTATGGCACAGTGAAGTGTATGGCTTGTCGAACGGTTGGTTGGTATACTGAACGGTTGATTGGTACTTTATACGGTTGGTTGGTATGTGCGGCAAATGATAGGGTCGGCCAACGGATGTTCGGTATGCCAGGCATTTGTTCGGTTAGGCAACCAGTTGTTCGATGCGCCAAACTCCCCAGGGCCGGGGGGCACATCCACATTAAAATTATGATGATTTTGACTTGGTCACGCTATAATTTTGAAAAAATTCAAAAAGTGAATAATTTCGGTTGGCGAATTTAAGGCTGCGATAAACGATGGCACAACGCGAATCTATAATGGATCTCATCAATAGGCTAGGTGTAGAGAAATCCGACCCTAGGTTACGTATGGATCCTTATAACTATCCTAGTGGTGCTCCCGATGTGGTCGCACAATTCGGCTCGGGGTTGCAGGGTATGGGACAGCGTCTCGAGAGTAGTCTCCAAGCAGAAGACGATCTAGGACGATTTGCGGAACTCATACCCCGATGGTTCGCTGCTAACCCAGCGCAGAACATAGGCGCATTGTTGCAGATAAGAGAGCCTGAAGTAGAACAGTTGCGAGGTATGGCCGAAGAAGCAATCGCGGATCCGGTTGGGACTGCTCAGTCATTAGGCCAAGCAGGTATCGAAGCAGTGCAGGATCCGCTCGGGACGGCTGAACAAATGTCAGCACTCGAAATGTTAGGTGGAGGTAAAGCTCTAAGTAGTATCGCGAAACGCTTGGGACGTAAGGATGTAGAAGTGACTGATGCGCTTGTGCGTGATGTGCAGCCTACTCGGAAAGGTCAGTTATCGCAGCAACTGTATGAGCAAGCCGTCGCACGAGGAGAGGTGCCTGGAGAATTAAGTAAAACTACTACTTACGCAAAGCGCATAGATCAACTACGTCGCATTGATGAGATACAGGATCTTCGCATGGAGATAGATCGTATAGATGCCGAAATCCCGTGGAATCAGCGTACACCTGAAGAATCAGCTCATGTGGCTAAACTAACAGAAGAAGTAATGCAACGTAAGGACGCTATTGATATTTCTGATGTAGATGATTATTCTTCTATTCTTGGGGAACGTCCTTTACTTGAATCATTATCAAATCTGCCGCCTCAAGAGTTGGCCCGTATAGACCGAGCAGTTAATCAAGGCTTTAACATTGATGCATTTCATGGGACTGCAGGTGATATAACAGACTTCGATCCGGGACTATTAGGTAAGACTACAGATGCGCCCAGTGCTAGGAAAGCATATTTCTTTAGTAGAGATGCAGATACTGCTAATTCTTATGCGCAGTATGCTGATGCTGCAGAGCTTGGACGTGTGACTAAGGAAGAATTAAGCGCACAGTTGCAGCCGCTCTTAGATAAACTACAGCAAGTTGACCAGCAACTGGCATCGCAACGTCAAAAAATAATGGATAGTTTTGGCGGATATGGACCTTCCCATATTCCAGCTTTTGATTATGATGCACATGCAAAACATGACGCAATTATGCATCGCGCTATAGATAATGATCCTAAAGTAAAAGCATTGGAAAAAGAGATAGATAATACAAAGCTTCAGATTGATTCTCAATATCAAAACATAATGCCCGTCAAGTTGCGCATGACTAATCCTTTAGTGCATGACTTTAAAGGTGAATCATACCGCGAGGTGTCGTACCACGATCTAATCCAGACAGCGAAGGATAAAGGTCACGACGGTGTTATAATGAAGAACACCACAGACGGTGGTCCGGTAACTGATATTTATGCAGTGTTCGAGCCTCAGCAGATCCGTTCTAGGTATGCAACGTTTGAGCCTGAACGTGCTCCTAGAGAAGTAGGGGATAAGCCATACACTGGTAAGGCATTAGAAGAAAAGACTCTTGAGTTGCAGCGGGATGTAGAATTTGCGTCTATTGAGGTAGACCAATTAAAAAGTGCAGCTTTAGACTTCATAGAAAAAAATGAAGGTCCGATATCTGCAATATTCCGAGAAGTTCTTGATGAGCAAGGAAATGTAAAAACTGGGCCTATTAAATTTTCTGGTCCTGTGACATATGCAGGCGCTGGGACTCAAGTACAAAGGTCTCGTAAACGTATAACTGATGCAATTGAGTTTAAAGAAAAAGCAGAAAAAGAATTAGCAGACCTTATTAAAGGTAAGCTACGTACTCCTAGAAAAACAGCCGGAGCTTCATACGTCCTCGCCGAAGCAGCGTTCCCGCTCGGGGGTATAACTGCTTCTATAGCTTATGACGTTAATCAACGTGGAGATAAATAATGCCAGGAATGGTTGATTCCCTAAATGTAATGGGACAGGAAGATGCAGCGTCGAATATCATGACGATCAATGGCCCGCAAGGTCCGATGCAGATAGATATCTCAGGTATGATGCCCGAAGATGCTGAAATGATTATAGCCGTCGCGCAAGATGCAGAAGAAGCGGGCGACCCTGAAACAAAAGCACAAATGATGCAGCTCCTTCAGCAGTTACTCGGAGAATCGCAACAGTTTGGGATGCTTAATGATATGTCTTCTCTTGCGGACTCTAGAGGCGGGCCGAATATGATGACTCCTGTAGGGAATGTTTCTCAGGGAGACATCGATGAGGCGCAAAGAAAAAAGGCTAGGGCTAGGCACCAACCATACACAGGACACGAGTCATCTCTTTATCCGGGCATGAAATTTTAGATTAAATGCGCGACCTCGGTAAATATAATAAGAACTCTGCCCCTACTGCGGAGTTAGTAAACGACAGAATGCTTGACGCATCAGCGTTAGTGACAATGCTGGTGTATGAGGGAAAGACTGCAGCAGAAATAGCCAAAGCCCTGAACACTTCTGCGGCATCTGTAAAGCGTGAAATAGTTAAGCCGCGTGTTCAGGCTATGATAGACAAAGAGCAGACTAAGCGGTCAATGCTTATTGCTCATATACCTATCGCATCGTATTCAAATAGGCTAAGACGTCTAGAGGAAAACTATCAAGCAGCAGAGCATGAACAGAACCATGACATAATGCTTAAATGTTTAGCCCAAGCTCGCGAAGAGACTCGATTGATTGCAGTAGAAGAGAATGGTGAGTCTATGGCCACTGGGCCTCAGATTGTCGTTAATATTGATAAGTACGAAGCCGCGAATGAGTCTACAATAGATAAAGCGATGGAGGTCATAGAAGATGGCGTGGGGATTACCTAATAACTCACTTAATGAGTCTGCGTTGCAGTTAGATATCTCTACGTGGAATCATATGTCGTTCTCCTCTGTTGAAGATGCTGAAGAGGCAGAATTAGAGTCGCGATACGTTAGACTTTGCGTAACGCTTCTTGTAGGGCAGTTAAATGAAACCATTGAAATGCTTTATAAGTGGCGCGATCTTGATTGGATGCACCGCGTGCATGAGGGAATATTAAAAAATGAGTGGACATTACATACGATAGCAGAAATTAAAGATTTTTCGTATTTAGAGATGCGTGATCTATATAATGATTATAAAACAGACTGGGTGCTTTCGGATTCTACAATAGATGTTTGGTTTACGCCTCAAATGAAAATCTATCTTGAGTCACTTAATGTAGATCCAATTGATTGTATTGAAGTATGTAAAAACATTGTAAACGAAGATCGCCGTTTAGGTATTGAAGAGCGAGATATTGCAGAACTCTTAATGCCTCAATACGAAGATATAAGGAATGTAAAGTCAGCTCATGGCCAGAACAAAAATACAAACAGAAAACCTGCAGTTCGATTTCAAGCTTCAACCGAAGCAGTTCCAACTTCTCGAGGCGGTGAAAGCGGGTACGCGGCATCCTTTCTACGGAGGAGCGAGAGGTGGAGGGAAGAGTCACGGCGGCAGATTGATAATGCTGACGATGCTGCTGGAACATCCGGGGACAACGGGGCTGATAATTCGGAGAACATTTAAACAGCTTGACGGTAATCATGTGAGGCCATTGTTTCGTCAGTTTCCTGATATGAGGAACTGGTATAATAAAAGCGAGAATGTATTATATTTGCCTAATCATTCACAACTAATGTTTGGGCATTCAGAACATGAAGATGATGTATTTCAGTATCAAGGCCAAGAGTTCGATTATATATTTGTAGAAGAGGTGACACAGTTTACGGAATTTCAGTGGCAGATGTTGAGTACTTCAAATCGAACATCCAAAGCTGGAGTAAAGCCTGTTATGTGGGCTACCGGAAACCCTGGAGGTGTAGGGCATTTATGGGTGAAGCGTCTTTGGGTAGATAAGATATATGAAAATGAAGTCGAAGAAGCTGAAGATTACACATATATACCAGCAAAGGTTTATGACAATCCTGCGCTAATGGATGCGGATCCAGCTTACATAAAGATTCTTAAAGCAATAAAAGATGAACATTTACGAAGAGCGTATTTAGACGGAGACTGGGATATTTATCCCGGACAATATTTTTCAATGTGGCAGCATAATGAACTTGTTAAACCTTCGTTTGAGATACCTGTTGACTGGCCGTTATACGGCGCAATGGACTATGGTGAAGTTGCTCCTACATCTTTTGGGTTATACGCTATCGATTATGATGGTATTGTATGGCGTATATTGGAATACTATCAAGGGGAAAGAACAGGATCAGAACACGCAAGAGAGATCAGACGGCGAATTGAATCGTGCCCTTTTACAGGCGGAAGACCCCCGACATTGATTTATGCTGATCCATCTATGTGGACTAAACGGCGATTACACGAAAGATACACTAAAAGTCCTGCAGATGTATTTCAAGAAGAAGGATTGCATTTGACTCGTGCGAATAATGATCGTATTAACGGTTGGCGTGCGTGTAAAGATGCATTAGTGCACGGAAGTTTTAAAGTATTTGACGGTTGGAATGATCACTTCGTTCGTACAGTTCCAGCGTTGCCTCGAGACGAAAAGAATATAGAAGATTTAAATACAGATGCTGAAGATCACGCAGCTGATGAATGGCGCTATGGTATGATACACTTTTATCGTCCAATGGCAAAAACTGCTGATGAGCTATATGGAAATGGCAAAGAAATCCTTGACGACCTTGATGATGATGGACGGAGTGTTGGTCGTTATCACGTTACAATGAATTGAACTTATGGATGCTGCTGATAAAACTTTTTGGCATAGTCAGATAGAGACAGCCAAAGATGCAATGGACGAGCGTCACAAAACGTGGCAAAGATTGCTCGATGCCTACGCATTGAAGCTAGACCTTCCAGGACTTGACGAAGAAAAGACTATTCGTCTGTCGCGGATGTATCCGATCATGCGTCAGATGTTAGCTTCTTTGGCCTTTAACTATCCGCATATTAATGTAATGGCGGAACCGTTATATGAAAGGCTTGGAATTGACTGGAACGAAACATCGCGGATAATGGAAAAGGCTGCAAATAGTGCTTTAAAGTTGATGAATGCAAAAGTCGAAGTTCATCAGCAAATTTTTGACGCGGCTTTTTGCGGAGTAGGTTGGGGTAAGTTTGGATGGAATCCTATAGGTACGGATTCATTTCCTCCTTATACAAGCAATGACGTTATGCGCGAGGGATTTACGTGTTACATGCGTAAAGATCCGTTTCGGATATTTCCTGATCCTGATTGCCCTCCTCAGAGTATTGGGTATGCGTATTATATAATTGAAGAAATTGAAGTGCCGTTTAAATTTGTGCGTGATGATCCGCGTTATACGTTGCCTGAAGGTTTAGATTCAATTGAGGATTTGCAGTCTGGGACAGAGTATGGACGCCTGGGCGCAGATTTATATGACGAAGAAGATGAAATTGTTAATCGAATTAAAGGCGATAAGAAAACAATTAAAATTTATGAAGTCCATAACCGTATTGATGGGCGGTTGCATACGTTCTTGGATCATTTAGAAGATCCGATTGAGGATGTAGAGCATCCATTTGGAAATGCTGTTCCTGAAGTTTCTGGCGAATATATTGTAGGCTCTACGCCTCTTCCAGGATCATTGCTCAAGAATGGTACTCAATACGTTCCGTTACGATTCGACCTTAATGATTCGTTTTACCCCATACCGCCGATGGAGTACATTGAGGATTTACAGGCTTTGATTATTGAGTCTGTGTCTCGGCGTGCGGACGTTCTAAAGCGTTTTGCGCGTGTAATTTTTGCGGAAGAGTCTGAACTTGGATCAAACTCTCAGCTAGAAAAGAAGCTCAAAAATGCTGAAGATGGTGATATTGTAGCAGTTAAATCTTTGCAGAGTATTCAAGAAGCTAATTGGGGTAATGTTCCAACAGATCAATTAGGATTGGAATCAGATGCACGTAGTTACGAAGAGCAGTCATTGCACGTTGGAGACTTAGCGCAACAAGGCGCAAGTAGAAAGACTGCTACGGAATCTGCGCTTCTCGCGGGTCAGTCATCTCTTAATAGAGAATGGATGCAACAAGCTGTTGCGGAAGTATATGAAGACATAACTGCTAATAATTTTAAGGCGTGGCGTGACTTTAGGTATACTCCTCATAATTTTATTATTAATATTGCAGACGAAGACGCTGAAGCAGAATATAGTGTATTAACTACAGAGGCGTTTAATTTTGATTTTGCTCTAAGAGTTGACGCACAATCAATGCAGCCGATGATTGAAGAGATTGAACAGCAAAATACTATTTTATTGTATGATAGGTTAATGGCTAATCCTTTAGTAGATCAAATAGAAGTTACTAAGATGTTAATGCGCGGGTTTAGGAGGGCTACCCCAGAAAAACTATTAAGAGGTATGGCCGGAGGTGACGCACTTGCGCTTATAGAAATGGAAATTGGATTATTGATGCAAGGCCAAATGCCTCCAGTTACTGAAGGAATGGATCACTTTGCGCATATTCAAGCAGAGAACCCACAAGCATTGTCACAACGGCCTGAATTTGCTCAAGTACCTCCCCAGTTACAACAGCTAGTAATGCAGGTTGCCATGCAGCACGTTGAAATGCATCAACAACTAGTAGCACAGCCTCAAGGGGGCGGATCACAGCCAAGCGTAGACGGACGTTTAGTAGAAGGCGGTCAAGGTGGTATTATAAGTGAAGTAAGGCAGAACGCTCAAGAGACAGCTGACGCCGCTACTGCAGATGTAGCAACACTAACGGGACAAGGCGCATAAATGGCTATAAATCATGATTATTTTTGCGCTAAGTGCGGAGTAGAAAAATGTGACATTATTACTGGGGCTCCGCAATGTTGTGGAAAGTCTATGAGTATTCATTATGGCAGAATTACTGGGCCTGCCGCATTTAATCCTAACGCTGCTTCAATGTATGGGAAATACCATCCAGGATTTGGTTGTGTTGTAGAAGATTACGCACATAAGAAGCGATTGCTAAAACAATTTGACGTAATTGAAGCTGCAGACCCTGTAAAAGGATCGCGCCAACATGAACGTCCTCCAGGGTACCAAGGTAGAGGAAAAGAAATCGTTCCTCAAAAGAAAGAATCTAATCAGCTTGGCGGATGGATTAATGGTCCAGAAGATATTAAACGTCTAGAAAAGGAGGCTCTCGATGGTATTGGCCGAGGTTAAATTCGAGGTGACGGAAGAAAAAGGATGGGCACGCTCAATTATAGTTACGGATATTAACACTGGGGAGGCTAGAGCTTCTGCAAAAACTCGGGAACTTGCAGACTTGGCTTTAGTATTATTAACCCTATAACTTCAGTTCCCGAATTTATATAATTGTAAGGAGTATGACATATGTCAGAAGCTACACAGCCGGTTGAATCCAGCGAAGAGGTCAGCGAAGGAGTCTTTGGAGCAGGATTAGACGAGCCCGTCGGACCAGACGTTGGAATTCAGGCAGCTGACCCAGAAGCTAATGACGCCCAATTCACTGAGGCGCAAGAAGAGTTTGATCCAGTGCAGTTTGATTGGTTATCTGGAGATATTAATGAAGTACCATCTGAATATCAACCTCTTCAGAAAGTTGCGCGTCAGCAACAGTCGATTTTAAATCGTACTAACATGGATATGCGCAACCAAGAAAAGCGTATGCGCGAAGCCGAGGAGCGTTATCTTCGTATAATTGAAGGTGCCCAGGGCCAAGAAGATCAACCACAATCTATGGAGAATGGTTCAATCTTACCGTCACTGGGTATCACGGCTGAGTCTGAAGGTTACGATGCTGCCATTGCTGTAGAATCTATTGCTCAGGCCATAGTTAAACCGTATTTAGAACGTTTAGGTACGGTGGAAAATGGTGTAGGTCAGATATTACAGACTTACCAACAGGGTCAGCAGCAACAACAGCAGCAAGCACAATCTCAAATTCAGGCGGAGATTGACGAAGCTACCGCTACTCACGGTGATGCAATCTGGAAAATGCAGGATGACATTGCATATTTTCGCGGAAAAACCAATCCAGAGACAGATAGACCTTATACGGTATTGCAAGCTTATGAAAAAGCATTAGCGTATAATGGGGGTCTTCAATCTCCTGCGTCACAGAATTCGACTAAGCCCAATAGGACTGGGCCTGGCCCGCGTTCTGTCCCTTCCAATAATAATAATTCATCAGGCAGACTTGATACTAGTCAAGTTCTTGATGGACTAAAGAACATAGGATTTGAATAATGGCGGCTACAAGTAGTACTGAGACTTGGGATGCTGCTTGGACTCTAACTATGCGTTCTAAGCGTAAGCGGCTGACTGATACGATTTTTGACGCGTATCCAACGTTGCGTATGTTTAACTCGAAAGCAGAAGTAGAGGCCGGCGGCAAAGAGATTCAAGAGGACGTAATGTACGGCAAAAATAGCGGTACTTGGTTCGACGGGTATGACACTGTCGGTACCGATGCTGTTGATGGTATCACTGCGGCTTTCTTCCCGTGGCGTTACTATGCTGTTCCTATTACGATTTCTATGACCGAAGAAGATGAGAATCGTAAAAGCGACAGTGCTATGCGATTGCTCGAAGCTAAAACTAAGCAGTCTATGATGTCTGCTCGGGATGCTATCAATGCGGCGCTCTACAGTGCGCAGTCTGGCAAGTCGATTCTGGGTCTCCAGGATCTTGTTGCTGATACTGCCACTTCGGGTACTGTTGGAGGCATCAATCGTGCGACCAATACCTGGTGGCGTAATAAGGCCAATACTTCTTCTACTGATGTAGACTCGAAGTCTGGTGACTTTTATGCTGGCCTCACTGGTATGTCGTCGCTTTGGAACGATTGTTCGGAAGGCAATGAAACGCCTACGGATATTTTTACCACGCTAACCATTTTTGGCGATCTTCAAGAGATTTTTGAATCGACAGGTTATGCGCGGCTAGAAGCAGGCACGCGCGGATCAGCTGATGCGGGTATGCCGAATTTCCGTGGCGCTACTGTCCGTTATGATCGTGATTGCGCTTCGCAGCATTTGTATATGCTGAATGACAATTACATCAAGATGAAAATCCAGGCAAACAAGAACTTCGCAAAGACTCCATTTAAGGAGCCTGTGAATCAGTTCGCGAAGGTTGCGTTTGTTGTACTTGGATGTCAACTCGTTATCAATAATCCCCGTCGTTTGGGGGTTGCTACTACGTTTACCTAGTAGATAATCCTGCCTCCAAGCCAATGGAGGTTTAGCCCTGCTCATAGGGAAAGGAAAAAATAATGTCGTATCTTAATCATAACTTCTCTAATAATCGTGTTGGCGGAGAAGGTATCGGAAGTAAAGCCGGTCAAGGTATTTACACCGAGTCTTCTACTGCAAAATATGCTATTGGAGAAAAGCTAGAGTTAGCTGACGGGCGGGTTTTCCGTTACGGGTATACCGCGGCAGGTATTGCTGCTGGTTTGCTTGTTTCGCAGGATCTTTCGGCAACTGCTCTTGTAGAAAGTGATGGTATTGTAATTGCAGCTGCAGGCGATTACAGTCCTGCCGCAGGTTCTACGCAACTTCAGATCACGCTTGCTAGTGTAACCCTTAATCAGTACCAGGGTGGTTATTTGCAGATCACTGATGATGATGGTGAGGGTATTCAGTATCGCATTAAGTCTAATAGTGCTACTGGTGCTACGACTAGCGGCAAGGTAGATATTGTACTGTTCGATGAGATCAAGGTTACGATAACTACTGATTCTGATATTGCAATCGTTGGTAATTTGTGGAATAATGTTGTAGGTGCTACTGCGGGTACTGATTATGTAGTTGCGGGTGTCACACCTATTGCGTTTACTACTAATTATTACGGTTGGTTTCAAACTGCTGGAGTCGCTACGATTTTAGCTGACGGCACTATTGCTATTGCTCAAAATCTTACGCTCTCTGATGGTGTTGCAGGTGCGGTACATGCTAAAGATGCTGAGACTGAGCCACTGGTTGGTTATGCTGCATATGCTCCTGATAATACGGGACATGTGGGTGTAGTTCTCCAAGGTTTGGTAGCGTAGTATCACTAGGGTGGGGGCATCGAGGCGGTGTCCTCACCTTATTTATAAGGAGAATTGCTATGCCAAAAGTTGGCGGAAAGCATTTTTCATACTCTAAGGCTGGCAAACAAGCAGCCAAGCGTTACGCGGCTAAGACCGGCCAAAAATTGGCTAAGGCGAAGCCGCAACGCAAAACATCGAGGAAAAAGTAATGTCTGAAAGTACGACGCTAAGGAGCGATTTGTCCAAGCTTAATGAGGATAAGCCTGTGGAAGATGTTCGACGGGCTCCGGCTAAGCCTTTGTCTGCGGGCGAAGAATTGGTAAAAGTTATCCTTAACGCCGATGAATCTACTAAAGCTCTTATTAATCGAGCTTTAGGGAATCCTCCGGTGAGGAAGAAGAAGTCTGGAGATGTTAATCAGCAAGCGCGCGAATATATGCGTTCAAATGGTGAGGCTGTTAGAGATTCCAATACTACTACATTACGTATTCGTAATATAGCTCAAGCGGACGAAACTGAATCTGATGCGTATATAGAACAAGAGTATGAGGGATTTGTTCCATTTCCTCCTGAAGGTGTAATAGAAAAAGGTCCAGAAGCTGTTACTATTTGGGTTGAAAATTGGCGTATGGGCAATCATATAAGTACAGGTTCTATGGATTTTGACAGTGAACTACAAGACGCGGAGGCGCTTGCTCGTATAGCGCATATGTAATATGACTCTTTCTGAGTTAATGACTATATCGTTGAGGAGATGCGGCTTAACAGCATCTTCATCTACGTTTACAAATAATGCGTATAAATACGTTGATATAGTATCAGCGATGCTAGTAGGCGAATCGCCTAATTGGTACTTTAGACGCAAAAAAGGCACAATTACGACTTCAGCCACTGATCAAGATTATGATTTAGCGAGTGATTTTGAGACTCCTATTTTAGCTAAAAATTATACTAATAATAGCAAAGTAAATTTTAGGCCTCTGGATTGGCTGGAAGACACTGATCCTGATTACAGTGAAACAGGTACGGTTACAGACTTAATAATTTCAGGGATGAATACTAGTACTGGAACAGTAACGGTATTAGCATATCCTGTTCCAGATAGTGTGCAGACTGTTAATTACTGGTATAATCAAGCATTTCCTGAAATGAGTACAAGTTACGACAGCACTGATATGCAAAAGTATTGCCCAAGATGGTTTCAGAATTGTTTGTTGTTTGGTTTAAGTGCTATGTTTTATTCTGAAAAGGGTGATCTTGATGGCGCAGGCACTGAATTTGAATTGATGCAACGAAACTTGAGAATTGGATACGGTATACAGACTCAAATTAATGGCGATAGTGTAAGTAAAATGGGTAAAAAGGGATACTTAAATCAATCCGCGGTTGATCAGTTTGTGTTTGACGTTAGGGAAGGATCATTGACCTAATGGCTATTGAAGCTGATGCAATTACGTTTGGACCTTGGAAAACTGTAGATTATAGTGTACCTGCAGTTGATTTGGCTCCTGACGTACTTTCAGAGATGAAGAATGTGGAGCTAGATGATGCAGGGAGCATAAAGACCCGTAAAGGGTATACTAAATATATATCTTCTGCATTGTCTAGCACACCTTCTATTACTGGATGTGGCAAACAAAGATTTAGTACATCGTCTTCAGCTGTATTTGTATTTGCAGGCGATAAATTTTTTGAAGATGCTAGCGGTACTTGGACAGATAGATCTGGCAGTCAGACTATAACAGCCGCAAATGACAATACTTTTATAACAGCTAATGCGGCAGGGACATTAATTGCAACTAATGGGGTGGATACTGTTAAGAAATGGACTGCTGCTGGGGGGAATCTTGCAGCGTTGGGAATGGGCAGTAGTAGTGTAACAAGAGCTTCCGCCGTAGCGTGGTGGGACAATAGAGCATGGTTAATAAATACAAATCAAGGTGAACGTAGAGCGCATTATTCGTCGAGTACTGATATAGAATCGTATGGAGCAAATGATTATTTTCAAACTGACGGTGCTATTACAGGCGCTGGGCCTGTAAAGAGCTTTTTCGCATTACATAACGACGATGCGATTTATGGCTTATTTCCTACTGGAAACTCGTCTACTCCATATTCGATTCAACGTAGAGCGGATCGTGGAACTGTTGCCAGGCGTTCAGTAGTAATGGATGAGTACGGTAATCAGGTATTTGTGCGGAGAGATGGCATATATATTTGGGACGGTTCAAATCCTCCAGTGAAGATTTCAGGTAATTTTGATGGCAGTCAATTTTGGGATAATATAGTTCAAGATAGATTACCGTATAGTTTTGCGGTAGAAAATAGAGCGAAGAATCAAGTTATATTTGCATTGCCGTATGGCACTAATCAAGTTTTAATGAATAAGTATATTGTATGGAATTATAAAAGACAACAATGGGTTGGGGTATTTGAAGACTTTACACGGATTTGCGCTTCATATTTTGAGGATGCGCCTCATTTTGGCGGGTCTGGAGATGGTTTGTTGTACGTGCATGACTCTGGCACTAATGACAATACTACTGCTATTAAAAGTTTTGTTACATTGGCTGCAACGCCTCCGATTTCACTCGCGGAGGTAGTACGTTGGTTATATGCGCGGCACGAATTTGAAGCGGCAGAAACTGACTATGAAATAAATGTGCAGCAACGTGGCCCTTCTATTGTGTCGCGTACTGATGGTTTAGGAGTAGGTGATCCAAGTGATGCCATTGAGACAGAGTTTATAATTAAATCGTCATCAATTCGTGGATCTACTACTGCTTATGTGTTAGATACTGATATGTGGGGATATGATCCTGTTACACAATTAAAATACACGGCTAACAATAAAGACGAACCTATGGCTTTACGAAGATCATTGTTAATGTTTAAACCTATAGGTAAGCGGACTAAGCATCAGTTAGGAGTTGAGTAATGGCTAAAAATCCATTTAGAACTACTGTCGGAGCGAACGATCCAATTTTTCAAAAAGCTATGATGCAAAAACGCTTTGGCAAAACTTTTGATGACCAACAATGGAAAAATGTTGTAGGAGGTATGGGGGCCGATACTGCGCAAGCAGGGTTTGAATTTGCGGATTTATTTTCTGCTGGTGCGCCTAATATTGCTGGATTGGATCCTCAAGAAGTGGCAAAAAGGTTTGCGGGTCAGTTACAGGGCCACAGGCAAATGTTGCCTGGACAGCAATTAGATATGTCTAAACTTTCGGCTGACATTGATTTAACCGATTTATTAGGCGCAAATACTACTAATAATCCTTTGCATTCCCGTAATGTTAGCTTGCAAAATCTTTTAGGTGCAGGCACAGATTTTTCAAGGGCTGTGCAAAGTCAGTTGACTCCGATGATGGCGTCGAGATTAGGCGGATCAAATCTTAGTGAAGGTGCAACGGCACAAGCATTTATTGATGCCATAAAACGTGACCCGAATGCAGGTGATCCTACAGCAACCTTTTCTAGTCTTGAAGGCGCTCCTTCATTGGCTTACAGTGATTTGCAAGCGCATGCTGCTGCAGACCCATTTTCGCGTAATGTATTAGAAAGAATCCGTAATTTTACTAATACTTACGATCCATCTGCTCCTGATAGGCCAATGGGGCAAGAGCAGCAAAGGTTTGATGCTGCTGTAGCAGAAGGAGTAGCGGCAGACCAAGCAGAAACGGCGCGAATTGAGTCTGGAGGGTATGACGATAGTGCGTTGCGGACACAGTTATCAGAGCAGCAAAATTTAATTAAACAACTTTCTGATCGGCTAAATCAACCTACGGGAGAATCTCAAACTCAAACTCAAGCGATGTTGGGCCAATTGCTTGGACGTGAGCAATTAGGGTCTTCGCAACTACAAGAACTTTTAGCGCAATCGCAGCAAGGCAGAGTTACTGAGGATGCAATAAGTCAAATAATGCAAAATCAGCTAACTCAAGCGGATATTCGAGGTCAAGTAGGTCAAGCAGTGCAGTCTGAATTTGGTGATGTATTTACTCAGGCTATGATTGATAAGCAATCTGCAGAACAGCAGCGTTTTGATACATTAATGGAGTCTCTTAGTGCCAGGCAGCAGCAAGAAGAGCAATTATCAAGAGAACAATTTGCACGTCAAGATGCTATTCGAGAACAACAAGAAGCTGCTGTAGGAGAAACTATTCGCGAAGCTGAACGTGCTGGCCAATCAGCGTACGAAAATGTACGAGGATTGCCAATGTATCAAGCTGATTTTTCGGCTACAGATCCTTTACGTCAAAGTATTCAAGATGCAATAACTTCGAGACTCGGAGGCACTGAGCTCGATGCAATGGCTACAGAGCGTTATGCTCAATTAGATGAAGATGCGTCAAGGCAGCGAGCAGATTTAACCGAAAGGTTAAGTCGATTGGGCCTATTGCGTCAGGGTGGTGATACTGCTGATGTGTTAGGAGAGTTTGAAGGTCAAGTTGTAAGAGGGCGCCAGGGCATTGCGTCTGATATGCAGCAAATGCAGCAAGATTTAATTACGCAAGGAATTACTGAGGGTACGGATTTTCGAGGTCAAGAAACAGATACTGAACTTCGCAGGATTGATCAGCAAGCGCAACAAACACAATCTGCACGTGACTTAGATTTACGTCGGCATATGCTGCAACAAGACGTTGCCGATAGAGTATTGTCGCGTGGATTAACTCGCCTTGGTCCAACTGAGCGTGAACGATTTGAGAATCAATTGCGCTCTCAGCAACAGGCAGAATATTTAAATCGCAGTGAATTGGCCCAGAGAAAAGAGCTGGCTGAAAGTGAGCTAGAACAACGTCAAACAGAATTTGGATCTCAGCAAGAGCTAGCCGAAAGGCAGTTGACTCAGCAAGCGCAACAAGCATCAGCGGATCGCGGGCTTAGGCGTTATGAGATCGGGCAAGAACGAGCAGAAGCTCAACTTAACCGTTCGATGGAGAGGGATTTTGCTGAAATTGATCGGCAATTGCGTGAAGGTGAAATTGATTCTAGAGAAGCTGAAGCGCAAAAGAATCGTAAGTTTGAGCAAAATCAGAATTTCTTTGATCGGCAGTTACAGCAAAATCTATCTGATCAGCAGAATCAGTTTTCTTTGGATATGCAGCAAGGCAACATTAATTTTCAGTCAACGCAAGCAAATCTAGACCGTCAGCAGCAATTATCTGTAATGCGTAATGAGAATGCACAACGATTAGCTGAAAGAAATTTGCAGGAAACTGAAGCTACTTTAGATAGGCTGCATGCTGCATCTGAAAGCATTGCTAGTCGTGTGTTTCAACGAGAAATGACTACTCAAGAGCACACGCAACGCCAATCAGATCGCAATTTGCAAGAATTACTAGAGACTAATAGGAATGATTTAACTAAAGAGCAAAATAGATTAGACCGTGAAAATCAACTTGAATTATCTCTTCAAGGCAGAAATTTTCAGCGAGACCAAGCTGAATTAGATCGGTCATTGCAACAGACTGAATCTGCATTTCAACGTGGAATGATTACGGCTGAAGCAGCATTAGACCGTACATTCGAAAGTACTAAGGCTTGGCAAGATCGCCAACATACTAGCGCTCAGAATGAATTACAACGTAATTTTCAGTCTGCAATGCTTGAAAATGAGCAGAGTTTTAATCGCGAGCAAAATGAATACTTACGTCAAGAGCGTGAAAATTCACAAAACTTTCAAGCTGCTGAAGCATTAGAGCAACGCGGGTTTCTTACTAGACAGGCAACAGCAGATCGTCAACAGCAACTTTTATTGGAAAGAAATAGGCTTAATCAGGAGCGTAATGAAGCATTAGAGCAACGATCTTTTTTAAGTGATCAATCTAATGCAGACCGTCAGCAAGCCTTGGTATTAATGCGTGAAGAGCATTCTTTAGCTGACCAATTAATGGATAGAGAGCATTCTTTTGCACGTGAATTGCAATCTCAAGAAGATATACAACGTCAGTCTGATCGAGATCATCAAGTTAATTTGCAAAATCTTGTCGAGGGCAGAATTGAATCTGAAGCAGCGTTGGATAGAACTCACCAATTAGCCGTTCAAGATGACCAACAAACGTGGCTTGCGCTAGAAAGCCAAACTGCATTTGATAGAGATAAAACTCTTTTCGAAAAAGAGATGAACCAACGTACTGCAGACAGGCAGGAAAATATACGTCAATTTAATCAAAATCAGATAAATGTTGACACAGAACTTGGGATTCAAAAGCAAGCAGCTGCAGATCAAACAGCTCAATTTAAGCGTATACACGACATTCAAGAAGCTCAATTTGGACGGCATCAAAATTTTATCGAAGACGACGCAAGACAAAATAGAATGCTGCAAAAACAAATGAATCGCGATCAGGCTAGTTTTGAAAGAGAGCAATGGGAAGAGTCAAAGTTACAGTTTGGTAGGCAATCAAACTTCCAAGAGGAAGAAGCCCGATTACAACGTGAATTTCAAAATCAGCAGTTTGAAGAGCAACAAAATCAGTTTTCTCGTCAGCAAGATTTTGTAGAAGGTCAAGCGGCACAAGACGATTTATACCGTGCTATAGGCACAATGTTAGCGGCGCAAGAAAGCGGTATGGATCTTGGCATAGGAGCAACAGGAGCAGCGCCTGGAGGCTTGAACGCATTACTTAGAGGGGAATTAGGAAAAGCTCTTGACATGGATTTAGCTAATTGGGGCCCAGCAGTGGAAGGCAATATTGAAGGGCAAAGACAAGCTCAAGAGCGCATTCGACGTATACAAGAGCAGAATCGTGCAAATGACCCGATTCAAACGGGCATTAGACAGATTCGGAAGTTAAAATTTTGGTAATAAGGAGGAATAGATAATGGCATTGCAAGGAATAATTGCAGCCGCTCCATATATTATGGCAGGTTTAGAGATGGCTGGCCAGATTGGAGGGGCTCATTATGGAGCTAAACGGAATCGTAAACAGCAAGAAGAAAATGAACGTGCAACAGCGCGGGCAGCTATGATTTCTGCGTTGACAGGCCAAAGAGCTGCACCTTCGCCTGCTATTATAGGTTCGGCCGGCGCGGATGCTTTTCAAACTGTGGGTAATATTGGAAACATAGGAAGTAGATTGCTTCCTTTTATTAAAGGTAAATTACCTACAACTGCAGGGCAAACGCCAGATAATCCTATTTTAATGCCTAATACTGACGTTATAGGAAGTAAAATAAATTCACCTCCGCTACGCCCTAGGCCAAACCGAATTATGGGGGGAATTCACAATCCTCTTCCTCCGACCGGACTTTCAGGAGTTGGTTATACTAATCCTACTAGGCCATACTCTTAAGCCAATAACTTAGGCACCCGAATTTAAGGAATTGTTATGACGCAAATGTTTCCCTCTATTACAAGAGGCCAAAATACATTGAATCAACCCGCTAACAGTATTACTGCGGGTTACGGTTTAGAGGTCACTGACCCATCAAGATACGCTCAATCAAATACTGCTAGAAATCTTGCGCTTGCCGGCACAGGTCTCCAAGCAGTGGGCAGTATTGGCCAAGCTATTTATGGTGGTAGGCAGCAACGTCGCCAAGCAGAAGAAAACAGACGCGCTATAGGTAAAGCTAATTTAATATCTATTTTATCTGGCGGTTCTGTTACTCCTGCGCCTGAATTTATATCGTCTAGAGGATCTCAAATATCGCAAGTATTATCAGGTGTCGGAGGCAGTCTTAATTCTTTAGGCAATCAGCTTCAAAAATTGCGTGAGTCTGAACTAACTTTACGCATGGCTGAAGATGCAGCTTTTGCGAAAAGAAGGCAAGATGCTCGTGCCGAAGAACAGCATAAAATTATAATGCGGGATGAAAAAAGAAGAGAAGCAGTAGATAAAGCTGCACGTGTTGCTGTAAAAGCTAAAAATGCTATAGCCAAAAAATATAATTTTGCTACGTTAATGCAAAACCCTGGTTCCGCTATACATGCTGAAGTAGATTTGCTGCAAGGACAAACTGGTGCGCACGCACAACTTATTTCAAGAGAAGCTACTCAGGAAGCTATTGCGCCGTTATTTAAAGATGCGATTGCCAGGATTGAATCGAATTTCGACTACGGCGAAGTAGGGCCGGAAATTATGAGCGGGCTGTATAAAGGTGATCATGCTTACGGTAAATACCAAGTTATGGGAAAAAACATCCCAGATTGGAGCAAAGAAATATTAGGTTATGAGGTGTCGCCAGAAGAGTTTCTTAATAATAAAGACTTGCAAGAAGATATTGCAGGAGCTAAATTAGATCAGTATTTAAAAGAACGCATTCTAAAAAATCCTTCCGACCCTGAAACAGCTATTAAAGAAGCTGCTGTTATGTGGTTTGGAGGGCGCGGCAATTTAAAGCATTTCCAGTCAAAAAGTAAAGGAGATCAGCAAGTAGATTCAGAAGGCAATGTGACGTTTGAAGGCAAATCAAATTTTGAGTATACAAATGAGGTATATAATTATATAAGCGAAGCGTCGGCACTTACGTTAGGATACGGAGATGTTGAAAATAGGTTTAGTGACGCTTTTACTGTAAAAAGACTAGAAAAAAAAGCAATACTAGACCAGTTTATGTCTCCTGAGTTTCGTCAAGAAGTATTAGAATCTAGCAACGTAAGTCCTGAGATGAAAGATGCGTTTTTGGGTACGTTAGATACTCAAACTGCTTTGTTTGCGGCGGAGATAGACGCAGAAAAAGATACGATAATGCAGCATTTTCAATCTCAAATGCGGAATATGCAAGATACTAGAAGGCAGGCTGCTTCTATGATAGATAGCAGGGCAGCCGCTCATGCGCGTACGGTTCAGGCGACAGAGGAACAAAAGCAAAAAGCAATTAAACTTCAAATAGATATTTCAAATGATTGGCATAATGCGTGGGCTAAAAATCCAGTATATAAAGATTATAAAGAGTTTTTAGTTGCATGGACTAAGTTGAATCAATTAGGAAAGAAGTTATATGACCCAGTAACCGGCGAAAAATTAACAAGAGATTCGCCTGAGTATAAGCAGTTTACTGAAGAGTTAAGTAAAGGTGTGTTTGATGTAACATTGATTAATACTTATCAAAGGTTAATTGATCCCGCTACTGTTAAAGAGGGCGATGTAGAACTTTACCGCAACAATACATCAGGTAAACTAGGCAGTATTTATGTAGCATTACAAAATATTAGAGATGGAGGCGCTGTATTAACTCCTGAGACACTTACAAGTATGCTGGAGATTTCTAATGACTTAAAACGTGGCATGGATCGCGCTCTTGCATATGAAACTCTTAGTTTTGTCGAAGCCAAAGAAAAGTCTTTTGCGGGCATGAAGTATCCCGAATTGGTTTCGCATATAGAAGACGAATTATTTACTAAATTTAATATTGAAGCTAGGAATTACGTTAAAGAACAGACAAATGCTGGCGCTATGGATGAAGATTCCATGGTTTATATTACGCGAGACAATTTAGATTCACGCTATGGTTCATCTTCAGACTATAGAACCACTGAAAAAAATGACCGTAGTAGTGTTGTTACGGAGGAATATGAGCGAGAGTACAAAAACGCGGCAAACGGCGCGCCTCCGGGAGGCAGTGCTCGTGACTCAGCTTTGCAAGCATTAAATCCGACTTCTGTTGATACAAGCTTTAGTGCAGGAGCTTTAGGGACATCTACAGTTTTCCAAGGTATACCAGCACTAAACGATGCGTTCACTCAAGCATCACGCGGCGCTGTTTCTTCTGCCTTTCGTGGCCTTGCAGATTGGATTAGGCCCGAAGAAGAGCAATACCCTCAAGCTGCTGTCTGGCGTAGATAGGATATAATAATGATAACATACCAAGAAATAGCTAGCGCGATGAGAAATCCCTCTAAATGGGAGCCTTTAGCAGAGCGCTACGGAAAAGACGAAGTATTAAATAGCGCGAATCTATACGATGAAATTGGGCCAGAAAAGTATCAAGCTCAGTTTTCTCAGACGCATCTTCCTGCAACTGCGCGAGAGTCTACTGTGCCGTATGATCAAGAAGCAGGATTTTTCTCTACTAAGAATTTAGGCGCACTTGCAGAAAACTTTGGTCCAAATGCTTATCAAACTTATGAGGGACTAAAAGCTGTTTATGATGATCCTACTCTTTTAGGTCAGATGTTCTCTCGAGAAGGAGCAGCTGCAATGGCTGATGATTTTGCAGAATTTGCAGAAGATCCAGCTAAACGCATAGTTGAACAACCATTTACTTCTATGCTTGATATGGCTCCTGGAGTAAAAGGGGCAAGATTAATAGCGAAAAGCGCGGTTCCTAATAATCTTGCACGCAATTTAAGATCTCTTGATGAATATTTACATGAAGCGGCCCCTAACATTGCTCGGATACTAGACGAAGGAGGAAATTTAGTTACTGACCCTTTAAAGACTACTTTACGCGCAGGTAAAGGCGTTACTAAAGGGGGATACGAAGCAATCCAGCGAATATTTGCTTTGGGTGGAGCAGCATTTAGCGGTGTTGATCAAAATAGCATAAGAAAAGCTATAGATTCGCCAAAGTTAAGTCCTAAGCAAAAGACGGCAGCTAAAGCATCGCCTGCATATACTCCTTCTGGAGCAGCGATGCGCCTTTTCCCTGGCCACTTTGGTACGCCGAGCGTAGAAACTACGCCGTTAAAATATTTTAAAGAAGTTGTTACAGGGGTACGAGATGAATCATTAATTTTGCGTGATGTGCTTACCGCTGCAGGAGAAATAACTAACGAAATAGCTGATACTTTTCATCATACTTTGCCTGACTTATTTGAAAATATGACTGAAAAGTTTGACTTATTGCCTGCAATAGATAAATGGAAAGATTCTTTAACGAAAGAATTAACTGGCGTTAAAGTTTCTTTACAGCAGCAAGAAGCAGTAAAAGCCATTAAAAATCCATTAAGTATGGGGCATGGATATATTGCAGCAGAAGCTGCTCGTGAAGTTCCTGTTATGGTACCTAAAATGTCAATAGATATTTCAAAATCATCATTATTGGGCATCGCTGACGATCGGTTAGATACAGCAGTTAAATTTTTAAATGAACACTTTAAAGATGCTAATAACTTAGATCCTAAAGCTGCTTATATATTAATGCGAAATATTGATAATTTAATTTTAGATGTTCCAATGAAAGGCGCAGATGCTGTACAAGGGCTGCTTGCAGATTTACGTCATCATATCAGAGAGCAATTTACAACGATGACAGAGAAGCTTCCTGGAGGAAAAACAATTAATGACCAATTGCAGGAAGTAGACGATCAAATAACGTATTTGGCGGATCTTCAAAAAGAGTTTGGTTTATACACTAAAAGCAAAAATAACTCGTGGGAAGTTGGAGAAACTCCGAAAATTGTAAATGCAGGAACTATATTAAAAAAGATAATGGCTGGAGGTAGAAAATCAGAAAAGTTTAGGCAAAGATTATTAGAGCGGTTAGAGGCCCGTGTTGGCCCTTTAACTACTGGGCTTGCTGCACTGCAAATGAAAGACGCGTTGCCTGCTAACATTGTAGGAAGAGCTGTAATTCAAGCGGCATTTCATGGCGTAGCTCAAATGTCCGGCCCTCATGGGATGGGAGCATCTGCGTTATTGGGCACTTTATCTTTAGCTTCTCCTAGACTTATGAGCAGGTGGGCGCGTTGGTTAGGGTATCCAAAGCGTGTCGGGGATTGGGTCGAAGAAATAGGCGAAAACATAAACCAGAATAAAGTAGCTAAAATGATGCAAGATGCAGGCTATACCGTAGGAGGTATTTTACTAAATCACGGAAAAATTAGAGAAGCAGCTGATAAGAAGCATAGTGAAGATCGACGAGTTGCATCTAGAACGCAATCGTCAAAACGCATAAAAATGGCAGACTTCTAGAAAGTAGGGGTATAATGGGAACGATAACTAGGTCGCATACATTTGTCGCGGGAGAAAAGCCTACAGACGATCAATGGAATGTAGACATTGATCAGTTATTTACGCTTATCAATGGAAATCTTGACGAGGGTAATGTAGACTACACTTCGAGTGACGGTATTGTGACATTGCAGCAAACGCAAACTATCACAGGTACGAAAACATTTGACGCGGCTACTACTTTTAACACATCTATACTTCCTGACTCAGCAGGTGCAGCAGACATAGGCACAGCTAGTGCGGAGTGGGGAGACGTATACATAGCCGATGATAAATTTGTAAAGTTTGGATCTGATCAAAATGTATTAGTAGGGTATGACGAGACTACTACGGACTCTCTGAAATTCGCCGCAACTGAAGGCGCTGGATTGGCCATTACGTTGATGGCCGATGAAGGTGATGATGCAGGTGATGAGTGGAAACTGAATGTAGCTGATGGGGGTGTAATAACTCTCGGGAATGACATAGCGTCGGCTGGTAGTTACGTTACACAGCTTACGCTTACTCCTAATTCTACTGTAGCGAGCTCGACTACTGCGATTGCCGGACACGCGACTGTAGGCGGTAATGCTACTGTTACTGGAGTGTTAAAAACTGATAGCGGCACTGACGCTACGAGCACTACTGATGGGTCGTTGCAGACTGATGGTGGCCTTAGTGTAGTTAAGGATGCTATATTCGGTAACGATGTTAAGCTACTTACTGACTCTTCGGTGTTGTCGTTGGGTGTTGGTAGTGATGCTACACTAACTCACGATGGCACTACTGGAGTCACGATTGCAGCTAATCCGATAATTGTAGATTCTGGCGACGCACTAACGCTAGATGCACATACTGGTATATTTATTTTTAAGGATGCCGGCAGTGAGGTTCTAAGGTTTACTGAAGGCAATAGTGGTGACGTTACGGTTAAGCTCGCTACTAATGGTAAGGATCTAGTATTCACCGACAATGGTGATGCTACGAATATGAAGATCCTGGATGCGGCCGCAGGTATTAATGTTCCAGGCGAAGTCCAGACTACCAAGATAGCGTATACAGACGGTGACGATGCACTTACTATAGCTGACGGTGGAGGTGTTACTACTTCGAGTACGTTGACTATAGGCACTGTCGCGGCAGCGGGTTCAGACACCGATAAATTCTTGGTCCTCGATGGGAGCGGCAATGTAGACTATCGCACAGGAGCCCAAGTACTCAGTGATATTGGAGGCGCTGGGGCAGGAAGTGGAGTAGCTGCGGATGATATATCTGCTGGTGATGCAGCAGTTAGCATAGAAACGACAAGTGGGAACATTACCATAGATGCCCAAGCGAATGACGCTGATGTGATTATTAAAGTCGATGATAATGGGTCAGCAGTTACAGCGCTTACGCTTGATGGTAGCGACGAAGGCAATGCGATATTTGTCAATGATGTGCAGTTAAAGTCTGATGGTGCATTGCTTGAGTTTGGCGCGGATCTGGATACTACGCTAACGCATACGGATGGTACTGGGCTAACGCTTAATAGCACGAATAAGCTGACTTTCGGTGATGCTGCGAGTTTTATACAACAATCAGCAGATGGCACCTTGCGTATAGATGGTGAGGCTATTATTGACCTTAATGCTTCTACGAGAGTGGATGTGTCGGGTGATCTAAAGGTTGGTGGTGAAGTACAGACGGCGAGTATCGGCTACACCGATGGCGATAATGCGATAACGATTGCGGATGGTGGGGGTGTTACATTTGCCCAAGACACGCACGTTGCCAATGGCAGCGGCTTGGTTGTCGGCAACACCGCGCAAGTTGCCGTAGGTGGCGTTACTCCTGAAATGCAGGTTTTGGGAACGGCACCAGCAGACAGTGCGATGACGGTCGGCACATTTAGCGCAGACGCTTCATCGCCATTGTTTTATTTCGTTAAGTCGCGCAATGGGACTATTGGATCGAATACCATAGTCCAAGACAATGATCGTCTTGGACAAATTATTTGGTGCGCGGATGACGGTAATGACTACACGCATGATGCTGCGAGAATCTTTGCAGAAGTCGATGGCACGCCAGGCGAGAATGATTTACCTACTGCATTAGTATTTTCAACCACAGCAGATGGTGCGGCGAGTGTTTCGGAGCGTATGCGGATCGACAGTGCTGGCAAGGTGGGCATTGGCATGACTCCGGCTTATCCGTTTGACACACTCGGCGATCAAAACGGTGGATGGGCCGCACGATTGGGAAATTCTGGCAACTCAACCCCGTATGGTCTGTGGATACGATTTACTGCGGCTGCTCCGAATAACACGGCGCAAAAATTCATCGACTGCGTTGATACAGGTACTAACCGTTTTATCGTCTGGTCAGACGGTACGTGTCAAAACGTCAACGGCACATTCTCTACAATCTCTGAC